CCGCAGAGCAGCGCCTGGAGGAGCGCGGCCTCCTGGGGCGAGGTGCCCGCCGCGGCCGGGGTGTAGTAGCGCTCGATGGAGAACGAGAGATCGCCACGCATGGCGATCACCTCGTACGGGTCGAGCCCTTCGTTCGCGTCGTCCCGCGCCTGCTTCTCGAGCTTGTGCCCGAAGTCGCTCGACAGGACCTTGAGGAAGTCGGTGTTGACCGGCGGGTTGTACGTGCCGGGCGTGCTCTCGAACTTCGCGGCAAAGCGCTGATTTTGGCCCAGGACGTGAGGAACTTGGAGACCCATCTACATCACCTCTCTACTCGTACCACTCGATGCGGAACTTCATGGTGAACGTCACGGAGCCGCCCTTGGTCCCCTTCGGGTCCTCGGCGCCCTCGTCGCTCTGCGCGTCCTGGATGCACGTGGTCTGGACGGCATAGCCGCCCCACGTTGCGTTCTCGCCGACCATCACCTGCTCGATGTCGGCCGCCAGATCGGCGACGGCGGCGGTCTTCTCGGCCTGCGTGCGCGCGTCGAGAATCGCGACCAGGAAGACGTCGAGCTGATAGCGCGAGCCCCCGAACTCGTAGACCCGCGCGGGCTGCGCGCCGGGGTCGGGGAAGTACGAGATCCACGGGCGCGACGCGGTCGTCGTGTCCTCGAAGGTCGCGAACTCGCGTGACACGGTCGTCACCGTCGTGCGGTAGCCGCCCGTAGTCGCGATGCCGCCGAGCGCGGTCGCGATCGCATCGAGGATGATCTCGCGGTTCTCAGCCACCGGCGCCTCCGGCCGCGCCCGGCGTCTCCTCGACCGTCTTGGTGACGAGCTTCTCGTAGCCCTCGGCCATGATCTCCTCGACGCCCTCGGCTGCGCGCTCGGCCGCCGTCGCGAGGTAGCCTCGCCCGGGGATGCGCACGCTGCGGACGAGCGCGAACATCGGCTCGACCTTGCCGCGCTTCACGCGCGCGAGGATCGACGCCTTGCCGCCCTTGCCCGGGATCAGCGTCAGCTCGCCCTTGGCGAAATGCCGCGGCCACTTGCCGACGGGCGTGCGGCTCAGCGGGATCGCGAGGTTCTTGACCGTCTTCGGGACGACGGTGCCGCCCTCGTCCTGGATGCGCGCGTACACCAGCTCCGACTTCGCCGCAGCGCTGACGCCACCATCGACGCGCCCGAGGAACGTCGGGCGAAAGCTCCGCGCGAGCGCGCCCGTGCGCCCGTCCGGGAACGTCTCGTAGACGACCTCTCGGATGGTGCCGACGACGTGCTGCGCAGCCTTCATCACGAGGGCCGCGGCGGTGTCCTCGATCTTGCCATCGAGGATCTCCAGGATCAGACCAACGTCGGTCCCGTTGCGCGTGAAGCTGAAGTCGGACATGGCGAGGTCACTCCCCCCCGCTGTTGTCGTGCTGCCCGGTCGTGAACCACGGGCCGGGGTCGTCCGTGCTCGAGCGGAACGTGGTCGCCCGCGCGACCGACACGCCGCCCGTGTACGTCTCCGCGTAGACCCCGAGCTGACCCTGGAGGTCGGCGAGGAGGTCGCGGTAGTGCTGCGTCTTCTGCGCCCGCGACGAGTTGATCCCGGCGCCCGAGGTGTCGATGTCGCGCGCGATCTTCGCGAGGATGCGGCGGACGCACTCCACCGCGCTCGCGAGCTCGCCGACGAACCGCACCAGGATCGCGTCGATCGTCTCGTTCGAGAGAAGCTGGTCCTCGGTGTCGATGTCGCCGATCATGCCCCGCACACGATCGCGCCCCGTGGACTCGCTCTCGTCGTAGCTCCAGGTCACCGCTGCTTCGCCATCTTGCTCAGGTCACCCTTCGGCGGCTGAGCAGGGGCGGCGGGCGAGGCGGCTGCCGGCGGTGAGGGCGGGGACGCCTTCGCCGGCATGGTGTGGACGACCACGCCCTTCGGGATGAACACGAGGAGCCCGAGCGACTGGAACGAGTCCCGGCGCCGCTGGGGCCACGTGAAGGCTTCGGGGACGTCCTCGCCCGGGGCTCGGACGTCTCCCTTGCTGATCTGCATCGGCTTGCGCTGGACGACGTACCGGCCCTCGTCCTGCTTCGGTGAGTATCGCTGACCCATGGACCGCCCTCCTTGGTTCAGACGGCTCAGGTGAGCAGGTCGGAGAAGTACACGCCGCAGTCGCTCGCAGCGACCACCACGTCGAAGTTCGCGATGCCGCGATAGATGTCCGACTTGATGGACTCGTCGCGGTACGTGTCGATCGCCGCCGCGCCCGCCGCCGCCACCACGCGGTCGAAGTCCGACCACGAGAAGGTGTAGAGCGCGCTCGGCTCGTCGATCTGCGGGCTCGGGGCCGCGTACATCAGGAGGCCCACGTCGCCGGCCATCCAGGACATGGACGCCGTCGCGTTCTCGGCCGCCGTGTTGTAGCTCGCGCTCATCTGCACGATCTCGCCCGGGTCCTCCGGCGAGCCGATGCCGCACAGGTTCGCGATCGCCTTGAGGGAGATCGGCTCCGAGCTCGTGTACTTGTGGCGGTCGAGGATGTCGGCGTCGTTCATCATCACGCGGACCACGTCCGGGGTGGTGACGAAGCGGTTGGGGCGGAAGCCGGTGTTCTTCTCCACCGTGTTGGTCCACGAGTGGAGCGTGTTGATGATGTCCGCGCTCGCGTTGTCGAAGAACACGTGGTGGGTGCTGTCCACCGTGCTCGCGTGGCCCGCGACGTCGTTCCCCCAGATCGAGGTCCCGAGAGCCGCCGACACGAACGCGCGCTCGCGACGGATCAGGAGCTGCTGCATGAGCTGCCGGATCGCGGCCTGGTCGGCGGCGAGCGGGCTGTCCCAGTTGGCGCGGATCTCGTCCGGGAGCACGTGCTCGAGCGAGAACTCCTCGCAGGCGTACGTGGCGGTCGAGACGCCCGCGCCGGTGCGGGCGAACTTCTGACCGGGGCTGCGGCGCTTGGCCTCGTCCCGCATCATGTCGGCCTTCGAGTGGACGAAGTACTTCCCGGACGCCTTCGCCACGGGAACGATCGGCGCGACCTTGTTCGCGATGAACTTGGCCGGCTTCTGGAAGTACGCGACCGCCAGGTTGGTTAGGGCACTATCGACGTGAACGTCGCGCATCGTTGCGTTGGGCATTGCTGTCTCCTCTTCGTTCTTTCCGTCTCAGCCCTTAGGCCAGGGTGATGAGCAGGACGCCGGCACCTTCGGAGAAGGCCGTCACCGAGGACGCCTCCACCGAGATCGTGTCCGTCGCCGTGAAGGTGTTGCCGGCGGTGAACGCCGAGCCCTGCGCGACCACCGCGCCGAGCGCGTAGGTCCCGCTGAGCGCGATCGTGCCGCCCGTGACGTTGGTCGTGCCGACCTCGAGGTTGAGGGTCGCGGCCTTGGCGCCGGTCGTGACCGCGGTGGTCACGAGGAACTGCCAGGACAGGATCGTGCCCGCGAAGCCGGGGATGAAGTTGGTCGCGACGTCGGCGTTGGTCAGCGTCGAGAGCTGCACCGGGATCGAGAGGATCGAGGCGTTGCCCGAGCCCTCGTGGGTGAGCAGCATCGAGATCACCGAGTTGTCGGCGCCGCCCTCCAGCGCGCGACCGACCACGTACTGGTCGGCGCGGGTCTGGGTGACCGCCTCGCCGGACGCGGCGCTGACGAGCTTGTCGCCGGCCGTGACGGTGCCGCCGCAGCGGACCTTGCCGACGCCCGCAGTGATCAGATCGACGGACTCGCCGGACTGGGGCTCGTTGTTGATGATGCCCGAGACGCGGGCGCCGAGCGTCGCGCCGAGCGTGATCGTGCCGCTCGAATCGACGTAGCCGAGGTGGTACTGATTGCTCGAGTAGTCCGCCGCTGCCGTCAGGTGCGAGAAGCCCGAGCTGTTGATTTCGACTGCCATGGTCGTTTCTCCTTGTTCTTTCGGGCTACCGCTGAGCGCGGGCCTCCTCGTAGAGCTTGGGGTTGGCCTCCGCGGCCTTGGTGAACGCAGCCGCGTCGGAGAGCTGGGGGTCGGCCGCCTTCAGCGACTTCGCGATCGCCTCCAGCTTCGACTTCGGCGAGCCGTCGTCGTTCGCGCCCGAGGCGCCGACCTCGTCGAAGAGCTTGGACTTCGCGATCGCCGTCGAGATCGCGCCGAGGGCGGTCTCGAACTTCTTAGCGAGCGCCTCCGGGATGACGCGGCCCTTGGCGACCGATCGGAGTACGGTGCCGAGCTCGGACTCGTCGAGCGTCGGGAGCGGCATCGCCTTCGCCTTCGCGACGTACTCGCGCTGCTCGTCGCGGTCGGTGATCTCGTCGAGGCGCTTGCGGAGGCTCTCGGCCTCGGCCTTCGCCTTCGCGACCTCGGAGCGCTCGGCGTCGAGGCGCTTCTTCATCTCCTCGGCCATCGGGTCCGGCTTCGCGGCGGGCGGCGGGGGCTGGTCGGCGCACGCGACCTGCTCGGGCTTCGCGGCCTCCACGACGACCTCGGGGCCTTCGGGGGCCTCGGGCGCCGGGGGCGCGGGCGGCTGAGCGGCGGCGGCGAGCTTGCCCGCCTCCATGCCGGCCTTGTGCGCGGCGTCGAGGGCCGCGAGGACGGCGGTCTTCTGCTCCTCGGGCATGGTCGAGAGGATCTGGTCGAGGTTCATGGCTGATTTCTCCACGCCGTCGCGGCGCTTGTAGATGGCGACTCGCGCGCCCGGAGACGCGCCCTCATCGACGAACGAGATCTCGTCCACGACGAGCTTTCGATAGATGTGCGGGGCGCCGCTCATGCGGGCTCCTTCACGGCGCTTCCGCCGATCGAGAAGGCGCGCAGCTCGCCGCTCTTGATTCGCTCCCAGACACCGGCGTCGGTGACGTGGAAGCCGACCCACCACCCGATCGGGCCCGCGGCATCGAGGCCCATCGCGGTGCGCTTCTCGGGCGTGAAGACGCACGACTCGATCAGGTCGCCGACCCCGATGGTCTCGTGCATGTCGCCCGCGACACGCGCGGTGAGCACGTAGTCGTAGGCCGCGCTCTCCAGCTCGGAGACGGGGATCATCGTGCCCTGGTGATCGAAGATCAGCTCAGCGCCGGTCGGGTCGGAGATGACGCTCGCCCAGCCGAACACGAGCTGCTGCTCGCCCGCGATCTTCGCGAACGGAACAGCGACGCTCCACGTGTCGGGGGTCTCGGCCACGCGCCTATCGTGGCGAGCGGCGTAGCGACAAAAAGCCAGGGATTAGCGGATTCGTTCGAGTCGGCTGAGCTCACGCTCGGCCCACGCGCGCCCCTCGTCTCCGCCCCAGAGCTGCCATGCGATCCACCCCGCCGTTGGCCCACCGTCCTCGGCCTTGGCGTCGGGGCCGCCTCGGTTCTGCTCGTGGCGCGAGAAGAAGGCGCGCATCATGCGGAGCGTCTCCTCGGAGACGGAGCCACCATTCGCGAGGTCGCGCGCCCGAGCGACACCGGAGCCCACGCCTTGGCTACCCGCCTCGGTGGTCGAGAGCCCGCCGCGCTGCCACTCCGCTCTCAGGTCGAGCCCACGCCGAGCGTTGTCGCGCACCGACTCGGGCGCGTCGAAGGAGCGCTCGGCCTTGTAGGCTCGCACCGCGGTCGAATCGACAGGCAGCGCATCCGCGGGGAGGGCGGGATCGGCGCGCTCCTCGTCCTTCTTTCGCGCGGGGAGGTCGGCGTAGTCGCGGAGGTAGTCGTCGAGGGCGTCGCTCGGCGCTAGGTGCCCGGCGCTGCTCAGCGTCGAGATGTACGTCGCGAGCTCGGCGAGGGAGCGCTGCTCGAGGTCCCCGTGCTTGAGCTTCGGGTGCAGCTCCTCGGGGATGCCGTTCAGCTCGCACAGCTTCGGGATCGCGGTGCGGTTGAAGCCCTCGACGATGACGGCGAGGAGCGCGGCGACGCTCTGCGCGAAGAGGTCGGTCTTGTCGCTCGACAGCGCGAAGCTGCCGACCTTGTCCATGCCGAGGACGAGGAACTCGGCGAGGAGGGAGATCAGGATCCGGCTCTCGTAGCGGCGGATGATCGCGTCCACGTCCACCGGGCGCCGCCC